TACTTGGCAGAATCTTATCCAGATCCCACCGTAACAGGTGTGCCTAAATATTATGCTCACTACGATGTTACCAATTTTTTAATAGCCCCTACGCCTAATGATTCTTATACTGTGGAAATAGCTTACTACCATAGACCTGCTAGTTTATCTGCTAGTAGATTCAATATTACGGTGAATAATGTGGTGGGTACATTTGCTTTAGGTGATGTAATTACCGGAGCTACCAGTGGTCAGTCTAGCAGTATTTCTACTTTAGTTTCAGCTACTGAATTTACTATTGGTATACCGACAGGGACGTTTACGGTAGGCGAAACTGTTACAGGTAGCGTCAGTGGTGCGACTGGTATAGTTGCCTCCACGAGTGCTGATACAACTACTACATGGCTTAGTGAAAATGCTACTAATGCTCTGTTATATGCATGTCTGGTAGAGGCATATACATACATGAAAGGTGAACCTGATTTACTACAACTTTACAATGGTAGATTTGGTGAATCATTAGGTCGTATTAAAGATTTAGCGGAAGCTCGTGAAAATACAGATGCTTATAGAAAAGGGCTTCCAAGTCAGGCAAGAACATGAATATAGCTATCGTAGGTCTCGGTGGGAGCTACGCAGATTACATTGCTGCAAGAGTAGCATCTCAAGAGTTTGACGAGGTTTGGGGAATAAACTGTATTGGAGATATCATTCATGTTGATAAAACATTTATGATGGATCCTGTTTCTAGATTTTTAGATACAGATAATGCAGGGACACAAACAGGGGTAGCTCGTCAATTCCTCAAAACAAATAAAAAACCTATAATAACCTGCCAATTAGATAAACGAGTTAAACATCTAGAATTATTTCCTTTGAAAGAAGTAACTTTAGATTTAGGGTATTGTTATTTTAACAATACTGTCGCGTATGCTATGGCTTATGCGATATGGAAAAAAGTAAATAAAATCAGTTTATATGGTATTGATTATACTTACAAAAATGTGAGTATGGCAGAGTCAGGACGAGCTTGCGTAGAGTTTTGGTGTGCGATAGCAGTAACAAAAGGTATTAAATTAGAAGTGGCGCATAGATCCAGCCTACTAGATACCAATGTACCAGAAAATGAAAAGCTATATGGATATCATAGATTAGATGATCCATTAGTGCAAACGGTACAAAATGGTAATCTTTTAATTACCAGACAATCTGAAATAGCACCACCAGAGCCAATTGATAATGAGCCTATAATATTTGGGAGACATGATAATGTTTGATTTAGGGGCAGGAAGTATTGGTGCGGTTAATGTTGTGACTTCAGATAAAGGTGGTTTATCTAATGATCAGATAGCAGATATGCTGGCTACTAAGTTAATTTATATTTCAAATGAAGCTCCCGAGCCTATCCGCTTGCAAGCAGAAGCGTTTAGAGATAGAGTAAGGAATCTTGCACAATACTATATAGAGTTGGCGAGGAAAGAAGAACGTGCTAGTATTTGCGACAAGGTTCGTGAGGCTGGTCAATTGGAACTGGCAAAAGCTATCGGGAGACTGTAATGGCAATCGCACAAGCAATGTGTACAGAATTTAAAAAAGAGTTGTTGCTGGGTACACACAATTTTGCAACAAATGGTAATGCATTTAAACTTGCTTTATATGCAGAAAGTAGTGGGGGTAAATCAAGCACTACAGCCACTTTAGGAGCTACAACAACTGCATTCACTACTACTGGTGAGGTAGCTTCTAGTGGTACATATGCCACAGGTGGAGGTACATTGACTAAAGTTGCACCGAGCACTTCAGGTACGACAGCACTTACTGATTTTGCCGATTTGAGTTTCACTACAGCCACTATTACTGCGATGGGTGCATTAATATATAACAGCACTAATAGCAATAAAGCGGTGGCTGTCTTAGATTTTACTTCTAATAAAACATCTACATCAGGCACTTTTACAATACAGTTCCTACAGCAGATGCAAGTAATGCCATTATACGGATAGCTTAATGGAGTAAAATTGTGGCAGATATTACAGGATGGGGCAGAGGCACTTGGGGTGAGGGTACTTGGAGTAACCCTATACCTGTTGAGGTCACTGGTGTATCCGCTACAGCCACATTAGGTACTGCCGCATCGGATACAGGAATTGTATTTGGCATCACTGGTGTATCTGCCACAGCTAGTATCAGTGGTTTTAATCCTTCTACAATAACACTCACTGTTACTGTAGCCAATCCTGGATCTGGTAATAAATACTACATTGATGGGGTACAACAAGATACCCTAGAGCTCTATGAGGGTAATACTTATAGATTTGATCAATCAGATAGTAGTAATAGTGGACATCCTTTACGATTAAGTGAAACTCCAAATGGTACGCATGGTGGAGGTTCTGCATATACTACAGGTGTTACTACGAGTGGTACTCCTGGAAGTGGTGGAGCATATACAGAAATTACAGTTGCCGTAGGTGCTCCGACTTTATATTATTACTGCACAAATCATAGTGCGATGGGTGGCACAGCCAATACCCCGAGCATATTAGAGTTTGCACAAGTGCCTACAGGAGTGGTAGGTACAACAGCAATAGGAACAGTTAGCACAGGAGCTGGAACAACATTTTCAGTAACTGGCGTGGCTGCAACAGGGGCATCGGGTACAGGAACACAAGCACCTACCGCCTCTATAGGGGTTTTCCCTACTGGTGTATCAGCAACAGGGCGAGTTGGAGAGGAACTTCTTTATCAAGAAATTATTCCAAATCAAGTGCCAAACTGGACAACTATAGCAGCGTAAGGATAAAAAGATGGCGAGTACCTATGTAAATGATTTAAGACTTAATGAGCTGGGTACTGGCGATGGTTCTGGTACTTGGGGAACTACAACAAATACTAATCTTGAGCTTATTGCTGAAGCATTTGGTTTCGGCACAGAGGCTATAACCACCAACGCAAATACGCATACAAGCACTGTAGCTGATGGAGCTACTGATCCTGCTCGTAATATGTATATAAAATATACAGGTGCGTTAGACTCAAATTGCACAATTACCATAGCCCCTAATACTATGAGTAGAGTGCATTTAATTGAAAATGCCACAACGGATAGTGGCAGCTCTGGTCCTTACAGTATTATCATAAGCCAAGGTTCGGGTGCAAATGTAACGATACCGAACGGTCAAGTAGCAATGGTTTATCTTGATGGTGCTGGTAGTGGTGCGGCAGTTGTAAATGCTCTTACTAATCCATTACTTTCTGGCGATATTACATCAAGTGGCACATTAGGTGCTACAGGAGATACATCTAGCGGTGATTCAGCAGCGATAGGATTCACATCTGCTGAAGGCATAATTATTACAGGTCAGGGCAGCACAAATGATGTGACTATCAAAAATGATGCTGATACTGAGGTTATAGGAATACCAACAGGCACAACAAACGTAGATATTGTGGGTGTGGCTACAGCAGAGACTTTTGAACCTGATGGAGATACTTCCGCTGGTGATAATGCGGCTATTGGTTATACGGCTGCAGAGGGCATTATTATAACCGGACAAGGTAGTACAAATGATGTAACTATCAAAAATGATGCTGACCAAGATGTATTGGAAATACCGACAGGTACACAAAATGTCACTATACAAGGGAAATTAAGTGTAGCTGGAGATACGGCAGCGGCAGATGCGGCTGCTATAGGTTTTACTGCAAGTGAAGGTTTGATACTAACAGGCCAAGGCAGCTCTAACGATGTTACTATTAAAAATGATGCCGATGCAACGGTTGCTTCAATTGCTACAGGAACTACCGAACTTACTATAAATGATGATGTAAACGTGGTTGGGAGAGCAAAAGGCACAATAACGACTGTAACTTTAGGTACAGGCACTAGTCCAGATACAGCTGATTGTGATATGTCATTAAGTAATGATTTTTCTATTACTGTGGCGAGTGATGGATGTTTATTATCTTTTTCTAATGAAACTGCTGGTCAATCAGGCAATATTCATTTTAGTAATGCTAATGGTCAAACCGTTACTGTTGGTGCAGAAGTAGCGATAAATGCTACAGCTTTGACCGCGATAGCCACGGCTGGTGTATATCAATTATCTTACTATTGTATAGGCACGGGTAACAATGAAGTATTAGTTACCGTTTCTGGAGCTTTGACTTAATGACTATTAAAAGAGCAAATGGTGGTGGACTTGGCGGCTCTGGTTCTCCTGGTGGTGCGCTAGGTTCTTTTTATAGTCATACTATTGATCAATCCGTAAGACTAGATGATGCTTCTGGAGCGCATCTTGTAAATGCCGCTGCATCTCCAACAGCGACTAATAGAAAAAAAGTTACGATAAGTTGTTGGTTCAAACGCTCGACTTTGGGGGCAGGAGCATATAGTATATTTCACGGAGGCACTGCTGGCTTAATGATGCAATTAGGTCCGACTGGTGCAGATGAAGTATACCTATACGAGTCCCCATGGCAAATCTATAAAGACGCGCTGTTAATACGAGATGTATCAGCGTGGTATCACTTCGTCTTAATTTTAGATACTACACAATCGACTGATAGTGATAGAGCAAAATTTTATATAAACGGTCAGTTAGAAGATTTCAGCACTTGGCAGGTCGGTGCTGGCGCAAATAGGTATCCAGCGTTAAATTACGAGTTTAATTGGCATACAGGAACTACTCAGAGGATTGGCAGCACTGGTGGTACAGATGATTTAGCTGGATATCTTGCTGAGTTTATTTCTATTGATGGTCAGGATACCTCAATATCTGATTTTGGCGAGACGAAGGACGGAGTCTGGGTTCCAAAAGATGTGTCGGGTCTGACTCTTGGTAATGCTGGTTTTTATTTGCCGTTTAGCCAAGATAGAACTGTTAGCGCATCAGCCTTTTTTGATCAGGATGACAATAGCTATGTAGCTTGGACAGATCCCGGCACTGAATACGAGATTGGTGCAAGCGATGATTATACATTAGAATTATTTTTCTGGCCTACAGTCGCAGAAACGTCAGGTGGTTCGTATATCGCTGGTTATTATAAAACAACCAGTCCTTCTGGATATTTTGCGCCTCAACTAAATATAAGTGGTAATGTTATATATTTATACCACGGCAACGGAGCCGCTTATAGTTTTAGCATTTCAGCGGGGGATGTTGATGCAGGTCGGTGGCATCATCTTGCATTTAACAGATCATCAGGAAATTTAAGATGTTTTCTTGATGGTGCTCAAAAAGGGTCAACAGAAGCTTCAAATACTAAAGAACACAATATTCCTGAGTTTAGAGTTAACAAAGCACACGCAACATCTAATACTACTTTTGATGGTTATATTAGCAATGTGCGTTTGGTTATTGGTTCTGCTGTTTATTCGGATGGTTCATCAATAACTGTGCCTACCTCGCCACTTACTGCTGTTACAAACACTAAAATTTTAGTTTGCACAACGACAACGATTACTGCGGACGCAAGTTCAAATAATGTTACTGGGACTGCGAGTGGTACTGCTGGGACTGGTTATTACGCAACAGATGCGTTGTCTCCGTTTCCTAATGCTGCTTTCAATGAAGATGCAGGTAGCAATGGTATTGATTTTTCGGCAAAAAATATTTTTGATTATGATATCGTACCAGACAGTCCGACTAATAACTGGGCAACAAACAACGGTGCAATGCGGGCTAATATCACGCAGTCTGAAGGCAACCTAAAGATGGTTGGTGTTGGTAACAACTACGACAATTTGGCGTCAACATTTGAGATTGATGTTGAAGATGCTGATGGGTGGTATTGGGAATACCGAAGTATCGGAAACGATACTGCAACTCAAATAGGGATAGCAAGGTCAGACAATCAATATTTCAATCAATCAGACCCGACATATGTTTTTGCACAAGATAGTGCCGCTGGAAATGTTGGCTATCAGGGCGATGGAAACAAAAAAGTCTCAGGCAGCAATAGCAGTTACGGCGACTCTTGGACTGCTGGCGACATCATTAGCGTGGCTGTTAAAGCTGGCGCAGTTTATTTTTACAAAAATGGCACAATACAGAACAGCGGGACTGCCGCCGCAACGGGCTTAACAGGTCATATCGTCCCAGCTTTTGGTATTAATGGCACTAACTCAGGCACAGTTAACTATGGGCAGGATAGCACCTTTGCTGGCACAGTATCGGCTGGTGGCAACAGTGATGCAAACGGTCTAGGTAATTTTAAGTATTCTGTGCCATCTGGTTATAAAGCACTCTGCGCATCTAATCTACCCGACCCAACAATCGGTCCCGGACAAGGCACTCAATCTGACGAACATTTTAATACGGTGCTGTGGTCAGGAAATTCAACAAACAGTAGAAGCATTACAACAGGTCACGCAACTGATTTTGCTTGGGTTAAGAAACGTGGCACAACAATACAAAGTCACGTTCTTGCAGACAGTGTGCGTGGCACATCTGACAATGGCGGCACAGGAAATGTCCGCATATTAGCATCAAACTCGGCTGCCGTTGAAAGCACAAACCAAAGCGACAGTGGCATAGCATCTTTTGATAGTGATGGATTTACTTTGGGGGCTGGCTCTAACACCGCCAATGCAGATGCGCCATATCAAGGCATAAATGCAAGCGGTCATACCTATGTTGGCTGGTCTTGGAAAGCTGGTGGTGCGCCAACTGCGGATAATTCAGCAGGTGTGGGAGCTACTCCAACAGCAGGGTCAGTTAAGATAGATGGGTCTAATCTTGGTTCTGCGTTAGCAGGTTCTATAGCCGCCACTAGGCTCTCTGCAAATACAGAAGCAGGTTTTAGTATTATCGAATGGGTAGGTAATCAAACTAATAGCACTCTTGCTCACGGATTAAATTCCACACCAGAATTGGTAATTGTAAAAAATTTAGATTACGGTTCAGCAAATTGGTATACTTGGAATAAAGATGTAACTACAGACAAAGTGTTGTTTTTAAATGCTACTAATGCCGAAACAACATCTGCTCCTGCTTTTATTGAAGGCGATATGACATCAACAACTATTGGTTTAGGCACTGAACGAGTAACAAATGGTTCAAGTGAAGAGATGCTTGCGTTCGTTTGGCATTCGGTTGATGGCTTTAGCAAGGTCGGCAAATATATCGCGAATAATAATGCAGATGGTCCATTTATCTACACAGGGTTCAGACCAGCGTGGGTTATGATTAAAAATACAGCTAATGCGGCTGTTGCTTGGTTGATACTGGATAATAAAAGAGGTACATTTAATGTGATGAACGATTTTTTGTATCCGAATACCACTAACGCAGAAACAGCCAGCACTGTTTTGTTTGTAGATTTTTTAAGCAACGGCTTCAAGATTAGAAACGCCACCTATGGCGAAACAAACGCCGCCTCTGGCAATAAGTTCATCTACCTTGCCTTCGCCGAAACCCCATTCAAATTCGCCAACGCCAGATAGGAGATAGAGATGCCGTGGAAGCATAATGGTAAAACTTTGAAAGAAGGTCGTGAGTGGATTGATGATAGTGGCAACCAACACTCAAAAGTGTGGATGCGTTATTCAGACTCGCAAAAAGCTACCTTTAAAATAGTGTGGGAAGATCCACCAGCATCATCCGCTCCATATGATAGTAGATTTTATTGGGGTCGTGAAAACGATGGTACGTTGATTCCTAAAAGCCTAACAGATGTTAATGAAGTAGATGCGGATGGTAATGCTGTTAATGACCCTATAACTGGGCAACAAAGAGTCACTCTTGGTCTTAAATCTGTATGGGTTGCACAAACAAAAATAACAGCCCATGACAAACTTTCAGTGCATGATTGGATGGTTACACGCAAAGCAGAAAAGTCAACTGCAATTCCAACAAACGTGCAAACATATAGAGATGCAGTTCGCACTAAGTGTGGAGAGATAGAAACAGCGTTAAATGGTGCAGCAGACTTAGCAGCTTTTATGGCATTGTTTGAAGATACAGTAGATAGTGATGGCAACGTAACTGCCGTAGCAAAAATTAACGACTGGCCTGATGAGATCTAAACTGTGCCGTTAACAAAGTTACAATTTCGTCCTGGAATTAATAGAGATATAACATCATTTTCTAATGAGGGTGGATGGGTAGATTGTGATCGTGTTCGGTTTCGGTTAGGATATCCTGAAATCATTGGTGGTTGGGAAAAGTATACGAGTGAAACATATGTAGGCACAGCTAGGGGTTTATTTAATTGGTCTGCTTTAGATGGTAGTAATTTATTAGGGCTGGGTACAGAATCTAAATACTACATAGAAGAAGGTCAGCAATTTTATGATATCACCCCTATAAGAAAAACTTCTACAAACAGTATCACTTTTGCCGCTACAGATGGTAGTTCTACAATAACAGCAACAGATAGTAATCATGGAGCAGTAACTGGAGATCACGTTACTATATCTGGAGCTGTTAGTTTAGGTGGTAATATCACAGCAGCAGTATTAAATCAAGAATATGAAATAACAAGTGCGCCGACTTCTAATACTTATACATTTGAAGCTAAAGATACATCTGGTGCAACAGTTACAGCAAATGCTAGTGATAGTGGCAATGGTGGCTCTGGAGTTGATGGTGTATATCAAATTAATTCAGGCCTAGCAAATGGTGTTGGTGGCACAGGCTGGGGAGCAGGAACATGGGGTAGAGGCACTTGGGGTTCTGCTGCTTCTGTAGGCGTCACTACGCAATTAAGATTGTGGAGTCATGATAATTTCGGTGAAAATTTAATTATTAATCCACGTGATGGTGCTATTTATTATTGGATTAAAGGTGATGGTTTTTCAACAAGAGCAGTTGAAATTGGTGCAATAGGCGGTGCTAATGAAACACCTCTTATAGCAAAACAAATCTTAGTATCTGATGTTGATAGACATGTAATTGCTTTTGGCACAAATCCGGTAGGTAGTTCTACACAAGATCCTTTATTAATAAGGTTTTCAGATCAAGAAAATGTGTTGGATTGGAATCCAACAGCTACTAATACAGCAGGTGATCTACGCATAGGCACAGGCTCACAATTTGTAAAAGCTGTAGAAACTAAACGTGAAATCGTCATATTCACAAATAGTTCAGTGCATTCTATGCAGTTTATCGGTAGTCCATTTACTTTTGGCATACAGCCGTTAGCATCTAATATTACTATCATGGGTCCAAATGCAGCAGTTGCTGTAGAAGATGCAGTCTTTTGGATGGGTAAACAAAACTTTTATCTGTACGATGGTAAAACACAACAATTACCGTGTAGCGTTACTGAGCATGTGTTTTTTGATTTTGATTTTGATCAGTTTGAAAAAGTATACGCAGCCGTTATTTCTGAATTCAGTGAGGTTATTTGGTTTTATACTTCTAATACAAACTCATTAGCTAATGGTGGCACAGGTGAAAATGATAGATATGTTATCTATAATTACGCAGAAAATATTTGGTATTATGGTGATCTAGGTAGAACAGCTTTTATTGATAGAGGTATAAGAGATTTTCCAATAGGAGCAGCAGATAATTATCTATACAATCATGAATCTGGTTACACAGATGATGGTGCAGCATTAGTGGCAAGTATTGAATCTAGCCCAATTGATATGGGTGAGGGTGATCAATTTACTTTTATACGCAGGATTATACCTGATTTTACATTTACAGGTTCTACTAATACAGACCCTACCGTAAATGTAACACTGCAATCTAATAATTTTCCTGGAGGAAATTATCTACAAAGTGAGGTTGCACAAGTAGATAGAACAGCTACATCTACGACAGTTCCATTTGAAAAATACACGGATAAAGCTGATGTTAGATTAAGGGGTAGAGCATTTAGTATAAAAGTAGACTCATCATCTATAGGTACAAGATGGCGGTTAGGTAGTCCACGAGTTGATATGAGAGCAGATGGGAAAAGGTAATGGCTACTAATGTTACACCCTTCCCTAGATTACCAACTCCTGGGAAACAAGTAGATGAAAAATACATAACAGATTTAATTAGAGCTTTAGAAATATTTTTAAGGCAAATGCAAAATCCTCAGCTTAATTTCCAAGAGGTTCCTGAAAGCGGTAATAATAATCTATTACAACAGGGTGATATTTATATAGCTGATGGTGGATTCTTAAAAGTAGTGGGTAAAACAGAAATATTTAGTGGTAGTTTTGAAGCTACTACTTCTTTAGGAAGTGTAACAGTATCTGTTTCATAAGGTTGCATAGTGCGAATATTAGGTTTATGATGCAAGCAGCGATTACAGGATTAGCTACCCTGCATCTCATTTTATAAGGAAAGTAAGATGCAAGGTATAGCCACTTTACCCTACGAAGTACAAACTCAGCCGATGGTTCCTATCGGCGGTTTAGAGACAATGCAATCAGCCGCAAAAATGTTGGCTGATTTTGGCCGTGAGGGTGATACATATATTGTACATGCTGCCGAGGGTGAAACAGTTATACCACTTGAGGTATTAGAAGCTAATCCGCGTATGAAAAATATGATCTTCCAACAAATGGAAGATATGGGATTAGAGCCTGAGCGTTATGTAGTTGGTAGTGAATTTAACAGTTTAAATCCTGTAACTGGTCAGCCTGAGTTTTTCTTTAAAAAGCTATTTAGAGGCATCAAAAAAGTTGCTAAAAAGGTAGCTCCTGCTGTTCTACCTATCGCATTATCATTTGTCGCTGGTCCAATATATGGTGCAGCATTAGGCTCTGGTATTACTACTCTATTACAAGGTGGCAGCATAAAAGATGCTGCTAAATCTGCATTGATATCAGGCGGTCTTGGTGCATTAGGTGCTGGCATTGGTAGTAAAGTAGGTGGCGGTGGTTTCTTTGAGGGAATCCAAAAAGCTGCACTGAATCCTTTAGAAGCAGCAGCCGCACAAAGAGAAGCATTTAGTAATCTGTTTAAATCAGGTCCTACCCCTAACGAAATAGCTAATCAACAAACATTAGAAGCTTCTGAAAAAGCTGCTATGTCTCGTTTTGAGGGGATGCCCAGTCCTTCCGATAAATTAGCCAGTATCCCAGAAGTTCCTGCTGGTAGTGGCACTTCTGAAGTAATAACATCAAGTACTCCAGAAAAAGGCTTTATAGAAAAATATATTTATGATCCAGCACCAGCACAATTTGATGCTGCTACAGGACAAGTTACTGGTGAAGGTACAATAGAGGGTATATTTAGCCCAAGTAGAAGTAGTCTAGATCCTGTACTTGCCGGTTCAGAAGCTGGTGCTCAAGCAGCAAAGACAGTGGCAGAAACGAATAAAGCATTAGCCGCAGCAGGTCAACCAGAATTAAGTAGGCAAGCAGCTCAAAACTTAGTAACAGATGCTGTAACAAAAGCGAGCACCGCAGCCACTGATGCTGGTTTCTTTACAGCGTATGGTCCTGCTTTAGGTGCAGCAGGAACTGCTGCAGGAGCCTATGGTATCGCACAATTATTCCCTGATGATAACCCTGATGATGAAGATAGAGATGGCTATCATGATACAACAGGTGTAATGCTTTATGAAGACCAGCCAGAAATGTATGGGTTTGGTAGAGATTTTTACGGTGATAACCCTTATTACCAAGATCCTACTTTTACTCCAGGAGCATTATTTGCTAGAGGTGGCGGTGCAGTCAATGGTCCAGGAACCTCTACTAGTGATTCAATACCAGCTATGTTAAGTGATGGTGAGTTTGTTATGAATGCAAAAGCTGTTCGTGGTGCAGGTGATGGTGACCGTAAAGCTGGTGCAAAACGCATGTACGATATGATGCGTAAGTTTGAAAGGATGGCGTAATGGCTACCGAAACGGTAATCACCAGAGAAGCTCCTGATATTGAAGCCTATAAAATTGGGCTTATGGAGCAAGCTAAAGCTCTGACTTCAGCACCACCTACAGGTGGTCTTCCTGGAGTAACGTCACAAGGTATGACGCAAGCAGGGCAAGATGCGCTTACTGCTGCTCAAACAGGATTAGGGGCGTATCAACCTTATTTACAGGCTGGCTCAACTACTATGGGTGCAGCATTACCTACTTTTCAAGCTGGACAAGCTGCTCTAGGACAAGCACAAGCGACTTATGGTATGGGTATGGGTGCGCCATCACAGGCGCAAATGGATGCCTATATGAATCCATATCAGCAAGCTATACAGGATGAAATTAATAGGTCTTTTGATCAACAATCTGCACAAGCTGGTTTGACTGCGGCAGGAGCTGGTGCATTTGGTGGTAGTAGAGGTGCGATACAACAAGCCGAAATAGGTCGTAATCGTGCTCAGGCTTTAGCTCAATCACAAGCACAAAACTTTTTGCAAGCTCAGCAAGCTGCACAAAATGAAATGCAACGTTCATTACAAGCAGCTCAGGGGTTAGGCCAATTAGGAACAGCACAAGGACAATTAGCACAAGGCATTGGTGCATTAGGATTACAACAAGCAGGTCTTGGTGAACTTGCTACTAAACTTAATATTGCAGATACGGCTAATCTGGCCGCACTTGGTGAACAAGAGCGCGGTATACTGCAAGCACAAGATGAAGCTGCAAGACAAACACAAATGCAAGAAATTTATGAGCCATATCAACGTCTTGGTTTCTACAGCGATATATTGCGTGGTGCGCCTTCATCACAAATGACAATATCACAAGGCGCATCAGCGCAACCTAGTGTATTAAATCAATTATTAGGTGCTGGTATCGGTGGTCTTAGCTTATACGGTGCAGCACAGAAGGCATTTAGTTAATGGCTGGTCCAGGAGAAGTACAAGATCCAAGAGTAAAAGCTCTTTTACTTGGTGGTGGTGCGGCGGCTGCAGGAGCTCCGTTTGTGGCTAGTGCTATGGGGTTAGGTCAAAAACCTAAACGTCAACCAAGGCCAAAACCTAACCGACTTGCACAAGCAACTCCAGCGGCAGGGCGTGGTATTTTATCAACTTTGGGACGTTTTGCTGGTCCAGTAGGCGCATTAACAACTGCTCTTATGCCAACAGAATTAGGTGATGCTACTATGGATCCGGTATTGAAAAGACAAATGTTTAGTGGTCAAACACCTAATGCAGATGGGCAAGGTATAACATCTGGACTTGATACATCACCAGAACAAGAAGCCCAAATGGAAGAAGTTATGGGTGATATGTCAGGTATGATGCAAAGTATGGCAGAGGGTATTGATAATGCTAGTGATTATGCTGGTATTATGAATGCTATCCGTGGTGATGAGCAAAGTATAGACCAGCGTCGTGGTGAGTTAGCACAATTGATTGGTAAATCAGATGCTGAAAAAACACCTGAGTCTGCGCTTACACTTATACAGCCCTCGCTTACTTTACTAGAAGCCACTGACCAAGGCTCTCCAGATACACCTGAACCTATTATGGATGAAGGTATATTATCTGCATTAGGTAAAGCTGGTGAGCAGGGTGAGGCTTTAGCTCGTATGGAGATGGGTGAGCAACCTGTAATGAGAGCTGCTGGTTCGCCGCCCGAGGGTGAGACAACCATTACTCCAGGAACAGATAAATTTGGTATTATGCAAAAATTATTAGAGCAAGTTCCTGCTGCAAAAACACAAGCTGATTTTTTACCCATGTATGAGGATCTTTATAAAGATTCAGCAAAAGCATATGAGTTAAATCCATTTATAGCAGGATTAAATCTTGCAGCGGCTGTTGCTAATGCGCCTGAGGGTGAGTTAATTAGTTCTGTCTTAGCTCCTGGAACAATAAAAGCAGTTAGTGACCCTATTTTAGAAATGGCAAAAGCTAAAGGTCAGGGTGAGTTATTAGCTAAAAAAGCAGCGATTGAAGCAGCTCAAAAGTCAACTGCGGCAGAAACAAGTGCTAAACAAGCCATACAGACAGCAGCTATACCTCAGTTATTAAAAGGCGGTAATTTTGATATTATTGAGAAGGGCGGTAAGGCTTATCGTCTAAATAAAGATACTGGTGAGTATACTGATTTAGGGGGTAGTACGAAATTCAAATCTCATACAATGCCAGATGGTAGAGTAGCACTTTATGATGAACGTGATCCAACAAAAGTTACTTATTTAGGTGATAAAAAAGGCGAAAATATTTTTAGTAGTGTATTAGTTCCCGGAGGAGGAGCTTTAGTCACAAATAAACAAACAGGTCATGTAGATTATAAGCCACTAGATAATATGCCTGTGAATTATACTGTCCACGGTAATAAAGAAGGTGGCTTCTTTAGAATGGATCAAGCTGGTAATGTTACACCTTTAACAGAAACCCAGACTGGAGTTAAAACAGGTCCTGCACCTACAGACTTAGTGAAAAATATTGAATTTTTAAATGAATCACGAACAAAATTAGCAGGGCTGATTGAAGCTAATACTCCTACTACTAATCAAGATTATATCAATACAAAAAGCACAGTTGAAACTTTAGCTGCAGAACTCACGCCTATAAAAGGCAGTGAGTTTGAAAGATTACTTACGGAAAGAACACAAGGTGTTTACAATGCTACCCAAGGTTCTGCTGAAGCTAAACAACAAGCAGCAGATAAATTCCGTATGGCAGCTATAGATAAATATATCACTGCTAAACAAACAGTATCTCAACAGTACAATCCTAATGAAGCTATAGATAAAGAGTTTGCAGAGCTGTACGGCACACAAATCAAAGGTATACAAGAGGGTGCTGCAAGTGCTCAACAATTAGCTGGTTTATCCGAGCAAGCAACAATAGCTGCTGAAAGATTCCAAACTGGAGCTTTTGCAGAAACTCGTTTAAGTTTGCTTAAAATGGCTGATGCTTTAGGCGGCAGAGATAAACTGAAATCTCTTATGGGTGAATCTAGTTACAACTCTGTATTTGATCCTGCCAATAATGATGTACCTTCTGGTGAGCTTTTAAAATCTGTAGGAGCACGGTTTGCAGTTATGTTAGCAGAAGCATTCCCAGGAAACTTGAATCAATCAGAGGTTGAGTTAATTAGAACAGCAGGGTCTAATATAGGTGTTAGCAGAGAAGGTCTTGGGGTATTACAAAAAGCATTTGAAAAAGCGGCTGCAAGAGCGGTTAGAGAACAAGAGTATGCAATCAATTTTGCAAAAAATGAAGAGTATAGATCTCTCAGCCCAGAAGCAAAGTATGCTAAATTTAATGAAGGTTTGGCTGAAATACGATCACAAAATGCTGTAATAACTCAAGATGATATTAGCGGTGCTGAACAAGTTGCAGAAACAGCAGCAGCAGGAAGTATTAATGTAGTAGATACTAGCGGCGCGGCATTTACTTTACCACCAGCAGAAGCAATCCTATTTGAACAAGTTAAACAGTATCCTACAAAAGCTGCTTTCCTAGCAGATTGGCCTAATATTAAGGCAGCTAATCCAACAATAGCAACTTTGGATCCGAGTGCTGGTTACGATACGCTTTTCCCTTTGAGTAGGCAATAATCATGGCACAAACTTTAACCATCCCGCGTGTTGGTGCTTCGGCCACTGGAGCTACTACAGCGCAGACTCTCAATATTCCAAGAGTTGAACAACCTCAACCTGATGCAGCACCTGACCTAGAGTTTACTCCTGGAGGTGCAAGGTTTACACCTTTTTCAGCAGATGAGTTTGTCGCTACAGGTCCAGATGATGATCTTGATGCTGCCGCTATGGAAGCACAAATACAGCAAGATTTACAGGCAATAGGACTTGGTGAACCTGACCCTAATGAGTTCCAACCTTTAGATATCAATATAGCTGGTGCTCGCGATGCACAAGCAATGGACGAGTTTAATGAGTTCTTGAATGTAGAACTTATGCGTATTGACCAAGTCGTTGGAGAAGCTGTCGGCGGCAAATACCAAGGTGGTAAATCTGTCGGTCCTATGAGTTTTAGTGTATCGGATGGTTTAGCTCGTAGGCGTATGACTGGTACATTTGCTGACCGTGAAGCATATTTCAAAAAACATTACCCTGATGGTAAATATGCTCGTATACCCACAGGTGGTGGCAAATTTTCAGAAGTTTACAGTATCACACCAGAGGGTGATGTGTTCAATGTTGACCCTACAGGTCTTAATGATGTAAGTAATGAGGTCGCTAGTTTTACTGGTAATGTCTTAAATTACACAACTGCGGGAAGTTTAATAGGGACAATATTTGCGCCTTTTTTCGGGACATTTGCAGGAGCTACTTTAGGTAATCTTGTTGATCAAGCTATCCTTGATGAGACTTCTATGTCTCAAGCAGAACTGATGGAAAAATTAAGTGTTGGTGATGCTGCAACTATTGGACTCGTTGATGGACTTATAACAAAATTCCTTCCTGGAGCTGGTAATAAATTTAGGCAAGCACTTGGTACGGGTGATGTAGGTGGTTCTGTACTAGCTCGTAAAACTGGTCCAAGAGCATTAGTCGCGCAAGAGGCAGCGGAGCGATTAGGTTTGCCTCTTTTTAGTGCAGCACAACTAGCAGATAGTAATGTGGTGCGCGGCACTTTTTCACAAACGGCTGGTACATCTAATATCCCCGGACGTTTACTTAATAATCAACAACGTAAATTGTATGAAAGATTAAAAAGAAAAGCTGAAAGTAATTTCGATTCATTCAACGCTAAGGAGCTGAGTACCTACACAAAACTTCAGCAAGAAGCAATACAAGAAGAAATTTATAAAATACTGACAGCTCGTTTTGGTGGCAAACTGCCTGATAATATGAGTTTAGAACAACTTGAACAAAATATAAGAAAACTAGCTGGTGATTTACAAACATCTCATAATGAACTTATTGATGCAGCATATCAAAAAGCCTTTAATACAGCTGGATCTCAAAATGTTGTTTTTGATCTGACTCCAGCGGTTAAAGTTGCACAAAGAATACAACAAGGCACGCAGATACGGACGCGTCCACCACGCACAGATAGTATAGGAAGACCTATTGACGCGCAAGGCAGACAAACCGCAGCCCCTACTACTCGGGCTGAAGGTGAGTTAAGTGGTGAGCTGCAAGCAATAACCAATGCTCTCATTAATATTATTGATCCTAATGTTTCTAAACTTGTAGTAAAAGATGGTAAAACAAATGCAAAAACAGCATTTGACTCATTGAAACAGTTGAAGGCTTTAAGGGATAGGGCAAGTAAACTAATACAAACAGATGATAGTAAAGCTGGTAGAGAATTAGTAGAAGCAATAGATCAAGTTTTAAATAACCCCAGAGGCGGCAGTAAAGAGTTTTTAACTTTTTATGATGAGGCAAAAACATTAGCTAAACTTAAAGCTGATACACTTAATGCTTCTAATATTGCTAGTATGTTTTCTCGTAAATCAGAAGTCATGCCAAATGAGTTAGCGCAAAAATTTTGGCAAGGTGAATTTACATCTAAAGATTGGGATTTCTTTACCAAAATGTCGCAAAATGCTGCTGGTAATAAACCCGAAGCAAAAATCGCCGCGCAACAATTAATTGCAGATGTTCAGGACGGTTTCATTACATGGCTGTATCAAAACCCTGCAAAAACACAAGAACGTATACGTCAAATTATGGATGCAGATGGTGATTTATTTGCCAAAATGGTCCCCAATGCAGCTGATCGTGCGGCTTTAGAAGAGTTAGCGCAAGCGACGAGTTGGGTGCAAAATAGTGGCATACAGTCCACTGTAAAACGTAGGTTGACAGTAGGCGAAAGAGCTTTACTAGCTATTGACAATATGGGTGAGGCCGAGTTAATAGAGTTCATAGGCAGGAATGGTGGCATAGATGGCAAAGTCGCCATGGATATGCGAGCAGCAGTATTCAAGAAAATATTAGATAATAACAGTACTTTTGATGAGCAAGCATTAAATGTTGTAAATCCTATACCTATGGCAGAAGCCTTAAATAAGTTAGGTAATTTTTCTGGAGATTATGCAAGATTAAAACCTTTATTTATAGGGTCATCATTAAAAGGCGATAATCCTATATATGATGCAAAGGGTTCACCATATCTACAAGATCTATTAGATATGAGAACTTATTCGGCCTTTTTAGCGAGTTATAAACCAGATGTCGGTGGTCCGATGCAAGCAGGAGCTGTAAGGGCTGGTTTATCTAGATTAGATATAGGTGCTTATAGAACACTCGTAACTAATGATCTTTTAGCATATATTTTTGCAACTCCACCCTCTGTACGTCAACTTAAAAAAATTCATGGTTATCAGGGTGAGGGTTTTAAAGGTGCAGTTAAAAGAACTTGGAATAAAAGAAGCGCAAGTGTTTATTCTAATATACTAAATCAGCTGGGTGAGAGTTTTAGTGAAGATATAGAAACACCTTTAGAAGAAGTTGAGCGCACAGGACAACCACCTGAAATGGGTGATGAGTTTGCCGCTGTTGCTACTCCCCCTGCACCCACACCTACACAAGTAGTGAGCGCACCACCTCCTGCTGCTCCTATGCCAAGTATGAATTTACCACAAATACAACCATCACCAAGCCCAGCAATGGGAACAGGTATTACTAATTTTGCTAATTTATTTCCGCAAGATGAGTTAGGTGGTGCTATAGCAAATCGTCGTAACCAAGGTATCCGAGGTTTAGTGTAATGGATCTTGCAGTATTACGAGAACAAATTGAAGCAGATGAGGGGTGTAAGTATGAAATATACTTGGATCATTTGGGTCTGCCTACTTTTGGGATTGGTCACTTGGTCACTGAAGCTGACGAAGAATATAACCAACCAGTCGGAACAACTATCACAGCAGATAGAGTCGCAGAGTGCTTTAATACAGATGTTGGAACAGTCCTCGAAGATTGTGAACGATTGTACCCCGACTTTGATTCCTTACCAGAAGAAGTGCAACTAATAATAGCAAATATGATGTTCAATATGGGCTATCCGCGTTTGAGTAAATTCAAAGGTATGAAAGCTGGTGTCGATGCACGTGATTGGCAACAAGCAGCAGATGAGATGGTTGACTCAAAGTGGTATAGACAAGTAACCAATCGTGCCGAACGGTTGGTTCAAAGGATGAGGGCAGTATGATATGGAACCAATATCCACTGCTCTTGCTGGTATCGCGTTATTTAAAAGCGCGGTAGATGGTATAAAAGGCGCAATAAGCACTGCTAATGATGTTGGAGAGATTGCTGGTTACTTGGACAACCTTTTTGAAGGGGAAAAACAAGTCCAACAACGTCGTAACCAAAAGTCTGGCGTAGGTAGTGTAGGTGATCAGTTCGGCATCAAAACAGTAGCGCAAGAAATAATCGATGCCAAATTAGCACAAGAACAAATGCAAGAAATAGCTAGTATGGTTGATATGCGTTTTGGTCATGGCACTTGGCGCAGTATTGTAGATGAGCGAGCTAAACGTATACGCGAAGCTAAAGAAGCTGAGGCTGCTGCACGAAAAGCAGCTCTTCAAAAACAAAAAGAGTTTGAGGAAAGTTTAAAACAAGCTCTAATGATAGGTGGGTCTATCATAGTAGCACTCGCTTTATTTATATTTTTATTTGTAACAATCGCTCAAGCAACCGCTTTTACACTATCCATTCTCTAAAATCTTCGGCAAGCACTTGGCTCGCTATATTAATTTTATTCCGTAAGGCTTTGAGAATACGGTCATCTACAGTTTTATCTGCTACAATATCTATATAAGTAACTTTACTTGTTTGTCCAATGCGGTGTGCTCTATCCTCACTTTGCAACCGTATTTCAAGGTCAAAATTATTACTGTAGTACACCACTGTCTTAGCTTCTGTCAGTGTTAAACCATAGCCACCTGTCCGTGGCTGGCCTACAAAATACATA